CTAGTTTATTAGGTACTTCAGATAAAAATTTAAATTTTGCATGAGAATATATTTTTTTAAATTTTTAATTTTAAATTTTGGAAATGAAGCTTTACGAATTTCTTTGGCAAGCGTTGTAAAAAAATCGCTGATAAGTTTTTTTCTAGTAGAGATATTCCAAGGATTAAATTTCACTATAATGAAATTTTCATCATCTTTAAAATCCTCCAAAGTCATATTAACGAAAGAGGTCTTTCCACTACCCCAATCACCTATAATTCCAAAAGTAATACTATCTTCTTCTTTATAATTTTTAATAATTGTATTTAGTTGTTCTGCTACTGAATTTCTACTGAACAAATCCTCCTCTTTTTTCTCTATAGGTTTGTCTATATTAACGCTTTCTAATTTTTCTTGTTTGTTTTGATTATTTTCCATAAAATAAGCTCCTTTTGGTTTTTGAGATTATATATAATTTTAACTATGTTTTATGATAAAAAGAACCAAAGGTATTCTAATCACTCTTGAGAGGGTAAAAAATATTTTTGGTTTTTTGCTTTAAATAAGGAAAGATAAAAAGCTATCTATAATTTTTTAAGATCTATTGTTTAGGTTTTTACTAAAATCATCTAGAGATAGTTGGATGTTTTTTGAAAAATATCATTTGTAGTTTAAAATAGGTTCTTTGTATCGATTTTTCCTAACTTTTTGGAATAAAAAATAAAAAGTTAGGAGAAAAGTTAGGAAAAAAGTTTCAAAATGGATTTTAATGGAAAAAACTTTAATTTAGGCTTTATATAGCTACAAATGCCTATTTTATCTATATTTTATAAGTCTGATATTTATAGTAGCTTATGGTACAAATGGTGCGGTTAGCGAGATTTGAACAATATAGAGATATTGCCTATATTTACATATAATTATTTTATATATTTTTACAAAGTCAATACATAGGTCAATAACTTTTTAGAATGTAAAAATAAGATTTCTATTTTTTTCTATTTTTTCGTTTAATATATCTGTGGTTTCAAAATTATACCATATTGTAGGATTAATCATATCTTTTGCTAATTCCAAAGCTTCGCTCCCATTTCCGCCTTCATTGTTGTCTAAATCGCTACCTTTTTGCTCATTTATCATATCAGGGGTATTAGCTGTAATGCTTTGTACCACATCAAAAATCTTACTAGCTCCGCTTAATAAATTACCCGCAATATTTAAAGTTGATTCAAAAGTTGTCATCTCTTGTGCGATTTGTGCTGTATTTTTTGTAAAATCAGCGGCTAAATTCCAATTATTAGCACCCCAAGCACCTAGAAAATTAACAAGACCCCAAACAGCATTAAGAATGGAGAATGTTTTATTTCCAGTTAGAGAACCTATGGCTAAACCTAAGCTAATCCCTAGTGTGATTCCTGAAGCAATGGTTTCGCTCACTCCTATTAAAGTACCAAGCCATGCACCTTGCCCGCCAATCCACCAAGTAGCTACAGCTAAAACGATAGTGACAATAGGTGCTAAAAAGCTTAAAATTCCTTTGCTTGATTTTTCGTATACATAAAGATAATAAAAACTATCCCATAATGCAAACCATCTATCTCTGCGCCCATAAGGCAAATTTGAACTTTTTCTATATAGCGGATATATACTTGGCGTAACACTCGTATCTTTTTTACTCCAACTTGCATTATTTAGAGAGGAAAATGCTACATAAGGCTCTTCATAACAAACAAAATTAAAACTATTGTAAAAACACAAGGGGAGTGCATACTTGCACTTATATATTTCTTTTATAGAGTTAAATACTTCAAAAAAAGATACTTTTTTGCTTGTTAAAGCGTAGTATGTTTTACCTGAATCACTTTCTCTAGTTTTTTGAGCTTTTTCATATATTTTATAGGTTATTTCTACTTTTTCGATTCTAAATATATTTTTATTTAATTCTTTAAAATCATTATAAAATTTTTCAACATCAACGCATGGTTTTTTATAAGGCTTTCCAAATAATGGTTTAAATTCAATATTTTCCACTTTAATGTTTGGTATTTTAATATCATCAATACTAGGATATATCCATTCATTATTTTTTTGGATGGTTTGGCAAAAAATAACTACTTCGATATCGTTTATAAGCATTTCATAATTTATATTTTCCAATGCCTTATTTAATATATCTTTAAAATTTATTTTTTCATCGATATAAAAAAATCCTTTTCCGTGATATTTCCAAGCTTTTTCTTTTTCAAATAAAAGAGTTAAATTGTTTGGAAAACCATAATAATATTGCATATTTCCTAAATTATATTTAGTTCTTATCTCGCAAATATCATGATATATTCCATTTTTACTGCTAGGATCTCCTTTATAGGGTTTGTACGGATCTTGACCCACGAAAAATTGATTTAAGCCCAAATTGCCGTGACTATGTTTATCATAAGGGGCTGTCGATGCACTTTTTATGTTATATTTTTTTACAATATAGGAGTTTGGGTAAAGAGGATGTGTTGCGTTTTGGCTATAACTCCTACCTTTTCTTATGAGTTGTTTATGTAAAAGTTCAACATATTTATTTACGCCTATCATGGCATAAGTAAACCATTGTTTATAAACCTCCCCTGTATCTAGCTTACCTATATTTGAAGGGTATGCAGGCTTAAGAGTGTAGTTTTTCATAAGCCTTTTTTCATCTATTAGCATTATTAAAATTTTTCTATATTTTCTATTTTTTCTTTAACAAGACTCATAATCTCTTGCGGTATATCAAGCCCACCAGTGCAATATCCAAATTGAACACTTTGTGTAACCTTTGCAGCTTCTATTCTTAAGTTATCATCTATTTGAGCAGTTTGTCTAGCTATTAATGCGGGCTTTGCTTTTTCTGTTTCTGTTTGCGCTTGCAATAGTTTTTCTTTTTCTATACTTAAGCTTTTATCTATATTGACACTTTGCTCTTTTAGCTCTAATTCATCATCTATTTGAGCGGTTTGTCTTTTGACTAAATTTGCATTTGCCTTTTCTGTTTCTATTTGTGCATTTGTTAGATTTATATTGGCTTGATTTACTATATTTTCATCTCCACCTAAAATCATTTGCAAGGCAGTGTTTTGACTTTGTGCTACTATGGTTTGTCCAACACTTACTAGAGCTTGTGCTAAGCTCTGGAATTGTGTATCGTTTCTAATTATATTATCATTTCCAAATTGTTCTAAAAGTTTTTTAAATTCTCCAAATGGGGATTTTTCTGCTAAGCTCATTTCTAAAATTTGCGGATAAATTTCTTTAAAAACTTCAAGTCTTTTATTGTAATCAACATTTGTATTACTCATTATTTAGCTCCTTTATTTTGCTTATCTGAATTTCACACTGTTTGTATTTGTAAAAAAGCATAGAATAAGCATTTAAAATATCTAGTTCATTTTTTGCCTTTGGCTTTTCAAGGGGACTTAATGTTAATAACTCTTGCGGAATTCTAACTTTTTGAATTTCTATTTTGGTTACTACTTGTTGAGTTTGCATCCCACAACCTATCAACGACATCGTTAAAAAGCTTGGTAATATTATTTTCATTGCTTTTATAAATGTATTCTTTAACATATTGCACCCTTTCTTGTACTTGATTTTTTTGATTGTTTGCTTCATTTAAAGCCTTTAATTCTGTTTTATGAATTTGATTTAATTCTTTTAATTTTTCTTGATTATTTTCATTGACTTTTAAAGCCGAAGCTAAATCACTTCGACTTTTTTCTAATTTGGCCTTTGTGCTATCAAGTCTTAGATAAAAATATCCTGCTAAGATTGCCATTAATACTAAAGCGATATAAAGCTTTGCATTTCCAAATAAAAGATTTATCATATTTTGTTTTAGAAGTTTAAGTAAGGTTTTTATATAATACCCCTAAGGGTTAGCCGTAGGTCTAGCCCCCTATGGCTAAATTTTACCCTTGAAAGTGGGTGATTTTTATGACTGCATATCACCAAATAATCGTTATAATTATACTCTTATGTATAATTATTGTCAAGGCTTATTAGTCTTGTCCCCTTTTAGGGGATTATTTGGTAACCTACTTAAATTTCTTTCTCCTTTCTATGCTAACTCATTTGTTATTTCTAATTTAATGTCTTCAAGATTTTTACCATACACCAAATCATAAAATTCTTTACAAGCTTGTCTGCTTTGACCGACACTTTCATTATTATTATCTTTAGTAAGCCCCAGCAAGATACAACCTTGTGTGTCTTTGTCTGTATTGCCCCAGTGTATTAAAATATGTCTATCAAATGGGACTTTTTCATTAAACACATTAATCATTGTATCATCATCTTTTTTTGTGATACTTCTTAAAGTGTTTTCAAATCTTGAAGGAGAATGCCTTTTTAAATCGTAAATGCCTTCTGGTATTCTCAAATCCTTGTTTCTTTCAACTCCTTCTTTATCCTCTTCTAAAGAAAAGCATTCAAATAGCAATTTATCATCATCATTAAAAACTTTAAATTTGCCTATAACACAAGTTTTTCCAGTGTATCTTCTAATGATTTTAATTTTCATTTGTATCCTTTAGTTTTTTATATAATCTATTAGGACTTGAACTTCCTGCATTCATATCTCCTAGCTTAACCAAACCACCTATTTGCAACGCTCTTATTATGATTTCAGAACAAAACCATTTGTCTTCACTATCTTTTGTGAATGTGAAAAAGCCCAAAATTCCTAAAAAATCATATTTTTTTCCTATTTGAGAGTAAAGAAATTCTTTTATTTTTGTCTCATTTATATCATTGATTTCTATAAAATCCCATCTGCCAGTGTCTTTAAATTCTTTTATTCTTACTCCTTTATCTCTAGGACTTGAGCTAATCATTAAATTGTCTAAGATTATTTCACAGTGAGAATAGGAATTTAAAAAATCTCCATTTAATCTTTCTTTCCAAGATGAAGTAAAAAAAGCTATTGCTTTATCAAGAAAAGTAGATTTGTCATTTTCTTTAACTTTATAAAATGCAATTTTCATTCGTTTTCCTTTCTTTTATAAATCATTCTTAACTCATCATTTCTTATTTGAGTAAGCTTAACAAGCCTTTCATCCATTCGCATAAGATCTGTTTCTATAGCTTCTAGCTTATCGTTAGTTTTAGAGCAATGCGTTTGTATAAATTTGATTAAGCTATCATTGCTTGCTCTGGATACTGCAATTTGTTCTCTAATAAGAACATTAGTATTTTTGGTTTCACTTATAAGTTCTTTTGTTCTTTCCCCAGCTTCTTTATGTAAAGTTTTATATAAATGCCATGCAATCCCAGCTAAGACAAAAACCATCAATCCTAATAATGCAGATCCACTTAAAGAACCGAGTATAGCACCTTCTTTTATTATATTTTCAGTACTCATTTTTCACTCTCCCATGCAATTAAATTTAATTCTTCTAAAGATGTGGCATTTTTCACTTTATTTCTTAGTTCATCATTTTTAAAAATAATACTTTCCGTATATTTAGCAATATTAACCCCAAATTCTAAAAATTCTTCTTTGTTAAATGTAATGATTTTATTATCTTTATCAATCCAAGCAATATTTTCCAAAGGAGTATTATTGAGATTTGCTAACATTATCTCGCTAACTTTTCCGCTGATATTAATTTTTGCTTCAGTATCAATTTGAAATGTAGTATTTTTAAAAGGCATAAATAAAAGCTTTTCTTCTTTTATTGCTTTTAACTCTTCTAATTTTAATTCTTTTAACTCTTCTAAGGTTTTTTCTTTAATCTCGTAAGAAATAATATAAAGATTACTTTTTTCATCGTAATTTTGAACTTGGTTAAGCTTCTGTGTTTTTTCATTAAAGCTTGGCGCTTCTTCTTCTTTAACTTTAGCAAAACCGAGCTCTTTTAAAAGCCCATCATCGCAAGCACTTAAGAAATAAGTATCTTGTGCATCAATTTCACCTTCTTCGTTCTGTATTTTTACATCTTTTAAAAAAATATCATCATATTTTAAACTTTTATTTTTTAAATCATAAAACATATTTACCCTTTCTTAATTCCAGTATAATGTTAAATTTGCTCTTGGGTTTATTCTATTCCCATAATTTAAGTTCCAACCACCCCTTGCATTTGCACTACGACTTTGATAAGAACTTAGCATTATTTGTAAGTTATTTATATTTCCAAAATTGAATTTTTTCTCTACTTTGATTTTTGCATTGGCAGTGTAATATCTACTTAAAGCATGCAATTCTACACTAGAGTTAAAATTGTTCCATGTGATATGCAAAGTATTTGCATAAGCTTTATCAGGCATATTTCCAGTCATCCAAACTTCGCCTAACATAACCACTTCTTTATTATTAATATTTGATGGCAATACCACTGCTTGTTTATAAATCATGTCTAGCTTTAACATATAATTATAATTTGTAACCGAGCCTCCTAAAGATGGAGGTAAATTTAGTGCTATGCCATTATTAGAAAGAAGGAGGCAGTTCATTTTAAGTCCTTACTAATCTTACATTATTCGAAGCTATGCAAAAATAAGCAAAAGTTTCAGTGCCACTAAATCCACTTTGAGCTACTCTAAATTTAAAAGGTGCCGAAAAAGCAGTGATATTTTGAGCATTATTGACAGTGATAGTTCCACTTTTACCTGCTCCACCCCAATTTGCTATACCAATAGCTCCTCTGGCTGTCATTGTTAAGATAAAATGCTGAGCTTGTCTTAAATCTATTTTTGGTACTGTTTGATTTCCTAAGTTCTTAATTCCGCCGCCATAATCCACATACCATTTTCTTGCCAATTGTGCATCTTGTGTGGGATTAGCACCACACATAGGTGGTACTGAGAATGTTTTTACACCTGCTATAGTTTGATTTCCGCTTAATGCAACTTTGCTATTTCCGACTGTATCTACATATGATTTGTTTGCTACTTGATTGTTAGCAGTAGGATTAGTTGCTGATACAGGTGGTACTGAGAATGTTTTTACACCTGCTATAGTTTCATCTCCAGTTTTTGCAACTTTTCCATTTAATTGACCTAAATTTGTCGCATGGTTATTGGCAGTTGCATTTGGTATTACTATTGAACTAGAGAATGTCTTTACACCTGCTATAGTTTCATTTCCAGTTTTTGTTACTTTATTGTCTATTTTCGAATTTAATTCCGTTTTTGCACCATTGATCTGCTCGGTTATTTTGGTATCCATAGCTTGAACTTGCGCATTAATATTGCCAATATCATACTCATTAGCTTTTGCATCAATTTCATTAATATATTCATTCTTCTTAGTTTCTAACTCTTGTTTATGCTCTTCCTTTTTATTTGATATTTCAGTTGTAGCTGTATTTTTAGCTTCGTTGACCAAATTTAAGGATGTGTCTTTTAACTGCGAAATTTGACTTGTAGCTGTATCGCTTATAGTTTGTATTTCTTGTAGCGCATCAGATTTTGCACTATCTAGCGCACCTGTTATTTCTGTATTTTTATTATCTAGTAAATCTAAAGCACCATCATATTTTTCTCTTAACTCTTGTAAGCTTTGTGATGCCAAATTTAAATCATTTACAACTTGCTCTAAGTCCGCCATTCTTTACTCCTTATAACTTAATTTAATTATTTTTTTATCAAATAAAACATTTTCGATTGAAAAAATGTGAGAATAAATTCCACCCAAATTATCTTTTATAATTTCATCAAATTTAGCTAGTTTTTCTTCGCTGGCTGTATCTAATCTGCTTATATTTTCATCTGTTTTATTTTGTATATTTGTTATACTTTCTTCACTGAGTGAATTAATAGAAGCTAATTTCTCATTAGTATTAGAATTAAATTCGTTAAGTTTGTTTTGATAATTTGAGTTAAAGTTGTTGATTAAAGTATCTAAATCTGATTTTCCTTGTGCCATGATAAGCTCTATTTGGTTTTTTTGAGCTAATATTCCACTTGTTTCATCTGTAACGCTATTTGACACTTCTTTCATTTCATCAACGATACTTTTTTTAAGTTCTAGCAAATAGCTTTCAATAGCTGTTTTATCATTAGCGAGTTCTGTTCTTGCTACTTCAGCCAATCTTCCTAAATCTTCATTAGCTATTTTAGATCTTTCTATAAAGTTAGCTAAAGCCACATCTACGGTATTTTTATTAGCTTCTACATATGCTTCAATTTGATTTTTTAGAGTCTCAATGCTTGAAATCTTAGCATCTACACTTGAGTTTGCTTGTGCTAATTTTAAATCAAGTTGTCCTTTTAATCTTTCGCCATAGCTTTCTAAATCTGCTTTTAGATTAGAAATTTCTGTTTTAAAGTCTTTGATGATAGCTGTAAAACTTCTCATATCTTCGCTTATTTGTTCGCTTTGTTTTACTGCTTCTCTCAAATCATTTATAATTCCAGTTGATGAGTTTATAAGATCTTCTATTTTTAAAATATCTTCATATTTTCCTACTATTTCATCCTCTAGCTTCTCGCAACGCTTTAGTAGATCAATCATATTTTGATTTAATCTTTGATTTTCAAAAAGAATAGTGTTTATTTTAAGCTTTATTGTTGCTTCAGCATTATTAACTATATTTTGAACTTCTGATTTTACATTTTTAAAATTATTGGTTATGGATATAATTTCATTTTTTGTTGCCACGATATTTGAAACAAGTTTATTTACAAGCTCTATATTAGAATGCAAATCTTCTTTAATACTTTGTGCGTGTTCTAATTCTTGTAAGATTTGTTGCTTAAGTTCTATGGATAAATCTAAATAGGATTTGGTAAGATTTTTGTTTTCCTCTATTTTTTTAAGACCTGCATTAAAATCAACAGCTATGTTGTAATATTCTTCAAGTTTTATTTTTATAATTTCAAAATTTTTATTAAACTCATTAAGTTCAGGATATTTGTCTTTAACAAAATTAACTCCATTGCTTATATCTTTTTCTGATTCTATAATGTTGTTGTAGATTTCTTCTATATTATTTAAAGTATTTTTTATTTCATTGCTTATTTTTTCAATTTCATTTCTTTTGTTTTTAGTAAAATCAGTATTGCTTTGAGTAAGCTCGCTATTTTTTACAACTAAATTTTTAAGCTCTAAAATTTGATTATAAAAATTATTAACTTGTTCTTTTAGCCCTACAATTTCTTCTATTCTGGTATTATCCAAAGCAGTAGCAACATTTGAAATTCTTGCCAAAACTTGATTTATAATCTCAAGTTTTTCTCTACCTGTTTTTAACTCATTTAAGCTTGTTCCCATTTTTAACCTTCATAATAATCACTATCTTTAATTCTCTTTTCACAAAAGAAAAGCAGATCATCCATGGCTAAAAGCCATTTTTTATCATCTAAATAAGCTATAAAATCAGCACTATTTATACTTTGAGCATAGTCTTTATAACTCAAAGCTCGATTAAATTTATTTGTAAAATTACACTCACAACCATGTTCTTTCATCATCAAGCTCCTTGCCGTCGTTAGCTATATACTCATTAATTATCTTGTCACATAATGCCAGAAAGTCTTTTTCTTCGCATCTTGTAATCAAATAACAAACATAATTAATCACAGCAAAACTAAGTGCTTCATCTATCATTAAATGTTCTTTTTCATTGTCAAAATCAGGCTCATCAGGAATAATCAAAAAATGATTATTTCTAACTTGCCTGAAAACTTTTTCGCCTTGTTCTACATTTTTTAAAAGAACACTAGGAACACATTTTGATAAAATATAATAAAATGCTTCCATAAAATAGGCTTTCAAAACTTCATCATCTTCTATCATTTTGTAAGAATTTTTAACTTTAGCGATAATGAGTTTTTTAGCCATAATACAAAGCATTATGCACCTTTTGCTGCTTTTAAAACCGCTTTAGCCTTTGCATTATTTCCACTAGTTAATCCCACGCCTATAGCAAAAGCATCAGCATTTCTTACTTCTAAAGTGCTTTGCGTATAAAATCTTTTTGCTTTTGCAGTAATATCAGTTGGAACATCTTCAATCGTAGTAGGTATGTAAAGCCCATGTTTCATATACTCAAAATCTCCAGCAATTAAAACATCACCCAAACCATATTTAGGGCTTAATAATCTATGCATATGGAAATTTACCGTTCCAAAATCTGTTTCAAGGCTTACTACTTGTCCTGCTAGTTTTGTTTCATTGCCTAAAATTCTTGTAGCAAATTTATTGATAGCTCCTTTTAAGTCAGCTCCTAAAAAGACATCTTTAGGCGTAACTCCGCTATTCCAAATGGTTTGCAAAATTTGATTAAGTTTATCTTCTGTTAGTTCTGTTGCAGTTCCGCTCCAATCTCCTGTTTCATCAAAAGCTAATACATTTCCACGCTTTCCATCAGCAAAGCTATCTTTTCCTTTAGCGATATAATGAAAAAGTCCAGCCATTTCTCCACTTGTTGCTTCTTGTGCTTGAACATAATCTTTGAAAACTGATTTTTTTACATCACTATCTCTGCCTAGACCAAATAAAGCATATTCCATATCCATTTTATGTTCTTTGGTTTTTTTGCCTATTTGATACTCCATTTCATTGCCACCATATTGATTTGCTTTTAACAAAGCTTTTGATACCATGGCTTCGGTAATGAATATTTGAGTAGCATTTGTAGTTTTTTGAGCTGTGTTTTTTGTTTTACCTACAAATTTACTTAACTCTAAATTTGCATTCTTTTTTGGTTCTTCAAAAGTATCAGTAATCCAACTATGAGTTAAAGGATTTGTAACCTTTGAAGTACCTATTTTATTTAAAATTGGTGTTTCAGTAGCTCCAATTTTAATAATCGTTTCATATATTGATTGTTTTAACTTAACATTTTCAGTTGCGGGTGAGGTATGTCCCATTGAAGGTAAAGCCATTTTTGAATTCTCCTTAGTTTAGTTTTAAGGATTTTTCCAAAAATGACTATTTCAAAAATAGTGTGTTTTGAAATAAATTAGATATTTTTAAAAACAAAACAAATTAAAACTAATTTATTTTTGTTTTTAGTTTTGTTTATTAGAATTTTGATTAAGAACTTAAGGGTAGGATCTCGACCTTTGTAAAAGCAAGAGAGAACTACCTTCTGGCTTTTTCTCTTAAATCTTTTCATATGCAGTCACAATCCTATTATCTCCCTTCCAATTATCTTTTATATTTTAAAAAATAATTACATGAATTTATGCTATAATTGATAAAAGGTTGGTTAGTAAATTGTCCGAGCTAACCGCAAAAAAACAATCGGTGAAAGTGTTGTTTTTATCCTTTGTATCTTTCAAAAGCTGTAATTATAAAAGTTCTTTTATTTCCTTTATATTCACTGCTTAAACCTATAATATAATTTTTATATTCTATTCTATATCTTATGTTGTTTTGGTTATTTAATTTCCCCTTATCGACAATATCGCTAATTAATTTCAAGTCCAACTCAGGATGCTTATCGATAATATGAGCTAAACCATAACCTTTATGTTTTATCTTATCTGTTACCTCTCCCCAAACCAAATCAATATCCCCTAAATCTTTTCTATGAAAAGCACCTGCTACCTGTCCTTGTTTTTCAATGAGTAGTTTTTGTAAAGCACCTTTTCCATCGTGATAATATTCTGCATAATTTTCGCCAAATTCTTTTAAAGGTTGTATGTTTAATTCTTTTTCTATTTTACCCCTTAAAGCACTTGGAATATCTTTTTTTACACCTTTATTTGTGCTTTCTTTGGCATTGATTATCATCTGTCTAGTTAAGTTGTATTCAACAGTATTTAAATTCATATTATCTAAAAAATCAAAATTATAATCTTTATTCTCTTTTAGAAAATTATCATATCTTTTTAGAATATCTTCACTAGCCTTTTTATCATTTTGTATTTTTTCATCAAGACTTTGTTTTACGCTTTTTTTATTCTTTTTCTTTACTTCTTTTGCCTTAATATTCTTTTTTATATCATCCATTAAGTTTGTTTTAGGCTTAGTTTGGGTAGAATTAGAGATATTTGGTAGCCCATTCAATGAATTTTCATTTTTGCTACCTGGTTGGATGAAAGTTTGGATAATGCCAACATTTTCTTTAGTGTTTTTCTTGCTAACTTTTTCAAGTCTCGCTAAATCTTTTTCTTTAACTTTTGTTATATGTCTAACTTCTCCAGTATTTTTATTTACACCAAGTTTTCCTAATTTATTATCATTTAATCTTTTTGCTATTAAAGCTATATCTATTCTATTATTTTTATAAAAAAATGTAGGATTTACTTTAATTTCTTTTATAAGTTTAAACACATCACTAGGCTTTTTAAACATCTCTTTATGTTTATTGGCTAAATATTCTAAGTCGGCTATAATCTCATCATTTGTAAGTTTTGCTAAATTTCTAACATTTGGAGAAACGCTTATTTTTACATTTAAATCACTCTTTGCTTTGCTCGGATCAGCTTTATCCATGAAGAAGTTGTCGCCTTTGATAACACCTTCTTTTATTAGTGCATCTTTTAATATTTTATTTTGTTCTTTATCTACTTTAATATAATTATCCAAAGCATCTTTAAAAATTCTACTTTGTTCTTGATCTGCTATTTTTATGTTTTTAAGATTAGATATAACTTCTTTATTGGTTTTAGCAAGTTTTATAGCATCTAGTATTTGATTTCTTAATGCTTGTTCTTTGGCACTTTTCACAAAAGGAGCTAAAGCGTGTAATCTAGCAAAAATACCACTTATTAATATTCTATCAAAAACACCCTGTATTGTTGTAGCCATTGAAGAGTTTGTCTTTTTTCCACTACTTGCTAAGGCTGTCATTATCAAATCTCTATTATTATTATATATCAAAGCGTATGTATTAATAACATCTTTAGCATCTTTTATTTTTTTACTTGAAAAATTGACGTCTTCTAAATCTTTTGCTAAGGATTTAAAATCATACCCCACGCCTTCAATCCTATGTTTTTCTAATAAAGAATTCATCACATGAGTTTCATTAGCCAATCTTTCTTGTTCATTCATTCCTTTAAAAGCATTTTCTAAATTCTTATCTTCATTTATATTTCTAAGCCCTTTAACCAATCTATCGGTAAGCCCTTCTTTTGTTTCTTGAGGCTTCATCATGCCTAAATAACTTTCTTTAAAATTTTCCTTTAAAGCAAAATTTTTATTTGCATTATCTAGTATTTCTTTTGCTAATACCTTATTGCTAGCATTTCTTATCAACGCATCATCTAAAATTTCTTTTACTATTCCATAAGCTTGTTTTGTATTATATGTTTTATTTCCTGTGTTTAATTGCTTATTTATAGCTGTTCTTAATCCAAAGATTTGCTCCGCACTTACTTCTTTTCCTTTTATTTCATCTAAATAGCTTTGTATGTTATTTTTTACATCTTGCTCTAAAAAATTATTATTTTTAAAATTTTCAAGCTTTGCTAAATCTTCACTAGTTAATACTATTTTTCCATTATTAAGCTCATCTAATTTACTTATAGCACTTCCATACTCTTGGTTTATTCTATTCTCATAAGCGTGATTATCTTTTTGCCAAGCCTTATAATCAAACTCACCATTTAAACCTGTTTTGTTTTTAAATACTTCATCTTGTCCTTTAATCATATTTAAAAAAGAAATACTAGCATCCTTATCAGCCTTTAAAACATCATCTAAAAAACTTCCTATTTCTGGATAAGCTTGTGCTGCTTTTAATAATACTTCTCTTCTTTGTGTAGTAGGAACTCCTTGTAAACTATTAGAAATATTTTTTAAAATAGCACTTGTCCTTTTAGCGCTATCTTGTATAAATTGTGGATTATTTTTATTAAGTCCTTGCTCTACAATGTTTTTTAATATTTCTATTGTAGGCTTTCCATTTTCTAAGTATGTTGGATTTTCTTTTGCTATAAGTTCATCTATTTGTTTTTTATTCTCTACATTTTTTGTAAGATTATTAAAAATTGTTTCTGCATTTTGTAAGCCACCATCTGTAAATTTTCCTATCATAGGGATATCTTTTTGGGTGATTTTATCTATAACCCTATTACCTAAATTACCACCTTTTACTGCCATGCCATCTATCATATCTTTACCGGCTTGTGCTCCTGTTTTTGCCATATTATAGGTATTTTTTAAAGCTCTTGCTCCTTTGGCAACTCCTGCAAAAGCCGCATCTCCTATTAAAGAAAGTCCTGCATTTTCGCCCATAAGCATAATGGCCTCTTTTAAATTCATATCTTGATTTGTATCTTTTGTATTTCCGTAGTAATCATATCCTGCCCCTAAAGATGCACCTAATGCACCACCTGCAACCATACCAACTCCGCCGCCTAGCATTGTACCGCCAATTGCACCTGCTGTTCCTAAAGCCATACTAGCACCATTATCTCTTAATCCACGATATAAATCACCCATTGTGCTACCTTGCACTTTAGAATAATTTCCGTTATTATCTTGCACCCAATAAGATCCATCATCATCTTGCAATAATCTTCCACGCCCTGATTTTTGCAACTCATCGCCTAAATCTCTCATAAACTGATTACTTTTTCTTGCTACTTCATTATCATCAGCAAAAATAGGTTTAGAGGCATTAAATTTAGATTGCTTATCTAAAATATAATTACTTAAATCATCAGCATTCATGGATGGATTTTTATTATAATCATATAAATCCCTTTTATATTCACTAATATTGCCCATAGGATTTGTTAAATTTTGGTCTTTGAAATTATATTTTTCATATTCTTTAGCATATTTATCTTTATTTTTATAAAAATCATTTATTACTTCATTTTTTAAATTTGATAAATATTCACTTGTATTTTGATTTTCACTTTGACTTGCTCCATCTTGCAAAAATGAAATAATGTTATTTTCTTGTGGTTTTTCTAATAAAAATTCTCTTATATTCATTATATTAATCCTTGTTTTTTTAATTCTTCTACGCTAACTTGCATTTTTCTACCTGCTTGATTAACTAATATTACATTACCATTAGCATCAGGCTCTGATATTTGAGCATTAATTCCATTAAAACTAACGCTATGTAATTTTGGTGTATTTTGATTTTGCACTTCTAATGTATTTTTGGCTAAATCGTTTTGTATATTTTGATTACTTGTTGAATTATCTATAATTACTGCATTTTTACTAGGTTTTGAGTATTTTTCATCCCAATAAAAAGCTTTTACCTTTGGAGCATAATTATTATAAAAATCCATATTATTTTTATAATCTTCTATAGCACTTTGTTTCTCAATATTTGTTTTTGCGTTTCCTAGTCTTTCTGCTAATTCCATTTTAAAAGAGTTTGGAGCTTCTGCTAACCATTCTCCTGCTAATGCTTGAGCTACCCTTTGATTATTTGCTTCCATAGTATAACCATTAATAGGGAAATTGGCTTGTATATTCTCTAAATTCCATTTAGCATTTTTACCACCCCTTAATAAATCACTTTGCATTCTTTTTAAAAATAAATCACTTGCATCATTTAAATCCGTGCTTTGACTTCCCCATCCACCAAAACCACGCTCTATAGCTCCATTCCAAAAACCATGGGTTGTATCATATGTTTTACCTTGATTACTTGCTAAATCTAAAAACTGAGCGTCTGCTTTATATCTTGTATTGTTTTGTAAATTTGCATTGTTTTGACTATCTAAACCTTGACTATTACTAAGAACTCCATTTAATAAATCTTGCTCTTTTTGTTTTGTATTTATCTCATTTTGTAATTTTTGAAGTTCTAATAATCCTTTTTGATAATTTAAATCCTTGTAAGCCTTATTAGCATTTATCGCTTGCTGTCTTAAAGCATTTTGCATGGCATATTGTCTAGCTCTTTGGTTATAATTCATTTGCCATTGCTGATCTGCTATATTTGCTCTTTCTTTTTGATAATCAAAGTTTCTCTCATTTTGCAAGATTTGATTGTTTTGCATAGCCTCATTAAATTCCATTTGTTGCTTTCTTAAATCTTGCTCTTGCTGAAACTCATTAGCTTTAACTTTATCATCAAAACTTTTGCTCATGATGTCATATAAGACACCACCGACTTTTCCTGCGTTTTGTATAACGCCTGTATCAGGATTAAATACTACTCTTTGTGGGTTATAAAATGCCATTTTGTTTCCTTTATTCTTTCTTTTAAAATAAAGGATTTAAGGAAGTTTGTGTATAATTTTAAAAGGTGTGGTGCTAAGGGTCGCCACCCTTAGCACTAAATTACCACCTAGAAAGGCGGTGAAATAAGATGCTACAAATCTTAATAGTTATTATACTACTTTGTATTATTGTTGTCAATGCAAATTAACAATCAATAAACAAAGCCCCTTATTCAAGGGGTTAAGATTTACCCTTTAAACAAATTCCTTAAATCCAAATCTATTTAATTACTCCAAACATTTTGAAGTTTATTTTCCATATTCTTTCTTCTATTTAATTCTTCATTAGCTAGATATTTATTAAAGTTATAAGCATCTTTTTGTAGCTCATAATTCTTTTGTGCCATCTTTTGCTGATTATAAGCACCATATAAAGCACCAGCACCGCCTAAAACATTTCCTAATCTATCAAAATTAGTTACTTTATTTGCATCAGAACTTTTAAATAACCAATCTCCAAAATTACTAAAAGAATTTTTTAATCCATTTAAAAAACCACCACTGCTACTTGCTAAATTTGGAGTGAAATTGCTTGTTTTCATCAAAGTATCTGCAAAACTAGAACCTAGTCCTGTACCACCTTTTAAAGCTGTTATAAAATCCATGATTTCTCCTTTATACCAAACTTAATAATTCTTTACCGAGATCTATCTCGCTAACTTCGCCTTTTTTTAACTTATCGTTAAAATCACTAGTTCTTACATTATTATTTGCACTTGATAAATCTTCAGCTTTTTTGGCATTATTTGATTTTCCGACCAAATTAAGCAAGGTTTTCCAGCTGTCAATATTACCTTCGCCTAAACCATTTAATTTTGTTGCAAGTTCTGCCATAGCCTTTAAATCCGCATCAGGATAGGCTTTTCTTAACTCGCTTTCTACTTGTGCGTATTTAGCGATTAGTGCATCTTGCTCTTCTTTGTCTTTTTGCTTTTTATCAAGCTCTTCAAGCCTTTTTAATTTCTCATCAAGTCCATCAAGTCCTAATTCTTTTAAATACTGCTCTCTTTGTAATTCTTGTTCGCTTGGTTCTTTCTTTGGATTTTTTAAAGCTTCAAGCTCACTCATTAAAGCATTTAATTTGTTGTCATTTTCACTTTTATAAGCTTCAAACATCGCCTTATAATCAGGCTCGTTCTCATTAGCAACCTGCATAGATTCATTATCTTCTACTTGCGTAGGTTCATCGCCATTATTAGCAACTTGTCCTTTATCATCATCTGTTATGACATTTATTAAATCTTTTAAAGCATCATTTTCCATCTTCTTCATCCTTTATTTTATTGATTATTATGTCTAAAAAAGCCATAGTATCTAAAGCTTTTAACCTTAACTCTTTCTCATCGTTATTTTTTGCTATATAAAAACATTCACTATATTTTGCTTTGATAAAATCTATTAATTTCTTTCCTCCTTTAGTTTTAGATATATCACTTTTAATTTCAATATTAAGCATTAGCTTCTCCTTGCATTTGTGGATTAATATCTTCATTATTTTCAAAAGCAAATAAACTATTTACATTCTTTACACCTAAAATTGGTAATAATTCTTTAGTAAGTTCTTTGCTAGCATTTATAATCCCATAAGCAGAATTTGCATCGCCTATGCTCATATACATTTGATATAATTGTGAAAAAACTTGCATACTAGCTTGAATTCCTGCACGTCTAATTTCTTTATTCATGGCACCTGTGCCGGTTTGAATTTTAAATCTAAAACTAGGTATATCCTCTCTTTGAAAACCATTAAAAAAACTATCTTCTCCATACTTAAAAACAAGCATTGCAAATCTATCAAATAAAGGCTCTATAAAAGTTTCGTTATACTGTCTTATATAGTCAGCACTTCTTCTTCCGCCTTCTTGTGCTTTTATGCTAATTTCTGTTGCTGTTTCATTTTGTGCAGTTTGAGCTCCATTGTTTTGTGGACTAACTCCTGTAACTTCTGTGAGTTCGCTTTCTAAAAGCTGTAAATTCATTCCCGCACTATTTACATTTGGTGGTGGTAATATTTGCACACCCTTTGGATCGTCTGTATATATTGGTTTTCCTAAGGTTTCTATATCTTCTCTGCTTACCCCCATTGATTTTGGCATCATTATTTTAGGCATGATATGAGTTCTTACTGCATCTATTAAAAGATTTCTAGTTATATTAATTTCATCTTGCAAAGGCATAGCAGAAGCCATTATAGGCTCGCCATAAGCACTTACATAGTTTTCGTTATCTATCTTTTTAAGTTGTGGTAGCATTGAACCCCAGATAAAAGGCTGTCCATCTTGCAAAGTAACTTCATTTCTAAGTAAATTATTTTCAAATAAGGTAGAAACCACCCAAGTATCATCGTTTTTTCTTTCATAAATATCATAAAGCTTCACTTTTTTATACTCATCATCTTCGTCAAAAAGCTTTTGGATTTCTATGTTTTTATAAAATCCTAGCTTTTGTCTTTCATGGATTTGATTATAAGTTAGGTAAATTTCATTAACTATATAACCTACATCTTCACTATTTAATGCATTTGGATCAAAGAATATACTATCAATATCTACTCTTTCAATGCGTGGTATTCCTTTATGCCAAGTAACCTTAGCTATGCTTGTTCCCACAAGTAAAACATCTAAGAAAAGCGGTTGAAAAATCTTAAACATATTGATTTTACCACTATAAAAATCAATTGCATTCTGCCATAGCTCTATAATCGTATCATCGCTATTAATGTAAGTTTCAATATCTGCCATTCTCTCACTATTAAAATATACATCATTTAAGCTAGTGATTAAATACTTTACCTTAGCGTTTATTTTTGGTATGTAGATACTTGATTTATTTCTTTTTCTCAATTTTTGCATTACCTTATTTTCAAGCAAATAAGCATCTTGCAATTCTTTAAAGTGTGGTTTGTAATTTTCATATCCACTTTTACTTTCGCTAATGAGTTGTGTTAAAAACGATACTCTCTCATCATTAGTTCTTTTTGTTTTCATTCATAATTCTCCATATTGTTGTTTTGCTTAAATTTGTTATTTTTAAAATATCTTTTTTATTCACTCCTTTTTCAAATAAAAACTCCGCAAATTCTCTTTTAAATTTCTTTTTAGAAATATTATTAAATCCTGATACAAGTTCTAAAAATTCATTTGCAAGACTTGACTTTATAGCCTCATCGCTTAAATTTGAAAGCTTTTTTATTTTGTTTACATCAATTGCATCATAGATCATTAAAAACTCACCAGCCATCATAACTCCAATCTTCATTAGTATTGTTTCTGCTGTATAGTTTTTCAAAAAAAGTTAATGCCACCGCATCGCTAACATCAGGACTTTTGCCATAGTTCTTTTTTAATTGTTCTTTTGAAACTATCTTTAAAAGCCCCTTGTCGCTATATTCATACTCAATCATTCTCATATCTTTTTTTAATTCTTCATCTTTAACAAGCTCCATGTGTTTTAAGTTTTTAGCAAATGTAAAATACATTTGCGCTCTTTTATTTAAGTATTCATTGCTAGTTGCAGAATTTGCAGAATTTGCCTCAAATACAGGCAAACCATAATTTAACAAGACATCATATACGCCAACGCCAAGACCACAAGTATCTATAAAAATACCTTTTGGTTTATCTTCGCTTTGATTGTATTCGGCTAGTATTTTGTTTGCTAATTCTATAGTTCCAAGTTGTGAGTATTTTTTAATCTCATCAATTACAAAACCTTTTCTTTTTGCTAAAGCACTCTTATCATCTCCATATCTTGCTACATCAAGCCCCCAAATATTCTCGCCTTGCATTTTTTCAATACTAAAAGAGTTCTTGCTCATCGCATTTTCAATTTCAGTTAATGCAAAAAGCTCCGCACTCGAGCTATCTATAAACTCTCCATAAATTTCTTGTTTGACTACTTCGCTATCTTCGCCACCCACTTCTTCAATTAATTCTTTAATTTGCTCTTCTTTTAAAAATGGATTATCATAACTTGAGAATTGAAAATGTTTCCAATTTTTATCGCTGAGTTCTTTTCTGCAAAGTTCATAAAATAGATTTTTTCCTTTAGGAACTCCACCGATAATCGCTCTTGATTTAGGATTATCAAGCAACATAGGGCGTATGGCGTTATACCAAAGATATTCTCCTTTGCTGCCTTTTAAAATAATTCCTGCTTCGTTTAAAATAACAAGGTCATATCCAAAACCTTCGATATTTTCACTTCTTTCAGCACTTCTCATATGAAGTACCGCTCCGTTAATGATTAATTTCTTATCTTGTACACTCCAAGAATAAAAATCTTTTGGCAAGTTTTTTAACTCAGGTGTAAAATATAACTCGTAATAGTTTTGTAAGTTTGCTTGTATGGTATCTACCCATAATACATTTTGTCCTAAAAGCAAGTTTTCTATGACAAACTTAGCGCTTCCCCTTGTAAAACCAAGTCTTCTGCCTTTTGCTACGGTTATAAAGCGTGGATTTTTATCATCAAAAACTTTAAGTTGTGCAGGAGTGTAAGAAAAGTCAAGCTTTAATTTCATTTGATTTCACTTCTTATAATTTCTATTTTTTGAACATTATCGCTGACTACTTCTTGTTTATCCACGTAGCCATGCTGATTTTTTAGCAAGAACATACTAACGCTAGGAGTATAAGTACCGATTAAAGAATGGTTTAAAATATCCATTTCACATTTTTGCTTAGCTTGAGATACAATTTCTCCGAAATCCTTATCCTTCTCCCACTCGCCTAAGGTTTGCATTGTAATTCCTAAATACACAGCTAATCCCACTTTTGTTTTAGGTGCAAAAATAATACTCTCCTTAGTTTCTTTTAAGACAACTCTTTCATTAAAATAACTCTCTATTTTTGAAACAAGCTCTTCTTTTGTCATACTTTTGCCATTTGTCATCATTCTAGCCATTAAGCCACCCCTTCTTTAAAATCAAATTCTTTGATTTCTAAGTTTAAAAAAGATTTTTTAAAACTAATAATCTCATAATCGCCTTTTAAAACATTCTTATCGTTTTCAAATAACGCATCTAACACGCATTTTACGATATTGTCCCCATCGCCATGCCTTTTGCTGTTAAATCCTATTTTTAAAGAAAACTCATATTTCTTTTGCTTATCAAAGGCTTGAAAACAGCTAATATTATTTTGTCTTCTAAACTCCATTTGCAAGAGTTTTTTAAAATCTAAATATTTAAGATAATCTTTACATGCAAATTTAGATCTTTGCGTGGTTCTTTTATAAGGAACTGGGTTGCTTTTTAAATCAATTTTTAAAATATACTTTTCCATTTCAGACTTTCTTAAATTTAGCTTATATTTTTAAAAGCCATTTTGACTTTTGCTTTCTTTTGAAATTCTTCTTGATTCTCCTTAAAAATTTTTTTCTGCACCTTCTTAAAGTTATTATATTCTTCTTCATGGCTTAAAGATGTATATCCTTTTATCTTATAAGAAGTATTTATATATATATCTTTTCCTATGCGCTCTTGATTTTTAAATATAAAATCTATTAAAGCGTGTTTAAATTCGTTATTTTTTAGCATTTCTCCATCTTCGTAGGTTAATTCTCCAAAATTATTTAGACAAACCAACATATTAATTGATTTTGCCAATAGTTTAAAAAGGTTGCCCTGTCCATCATAACAAACATATGAGTATTTAAAATCACTTTCAAGCAATCTAAAAAATGGACTATTTTTATATTTATTTTTTAACCATTCTAAAAAAATTTCTTTGTCTTCAAAACGCTTTTTAAACTCGATTTCAGCTCTTTTGCAAACTCTTCTTAATTTCTCATAGGTTGTCCCTACGATATTCTCTCTTTCTAAAGTTTCGAAATAAAAATCTAAGAAAGCATGAATATCCTTAACGCTTTTGAGATATCTACCTACAATATCAGTTGCCTGAGCCTTATTAATTTCCAATAAGTCCATTAAAATTTGTATTTTTTCTTGCATTTTTTACTCCTTAAAAGTATCCTAAGATCTTGTCTTTGTTCTCATCTTTCATTCCGTAATACTCCATCAAGCTATCAACCACACTAGGATTGACTTCTTTTTTTCTGTTAAAACGCTGATTTTTTCTTAGCTCGTTTTCTTTAGCATATTTAAGCCAAGTATAAAGACTGCCTGCAATGCTTGACATTCTTTTTCCATTTCTTTTCCACTCTCTAGCATCCCAATAACCTATAAAATCATTAGCCAACTCTTCACCAAAGTTTGTATTATTTTTCTCATTAAAAGCCATTATTTGCCCCATAAGCTCATTAGCATTTGGGACTTTAAATTCTTTTTTTGCCATTTTTTCACATTCCTTTTCATCAAGTTTTAAAAAGCTCACTACAAAAGAGGCGTTTTGATTAGAAACGCGTTCTTTCTTTTCTTGATTATTTTTTAAATTTTCTAAATTCTCTTTTATTATAAATTTATTATTATTGATATTTATATTATTTATAAATTTATTATCACGTGCGTGCGTGCGTGTTTCTATATAATGCAAATTCTCTTTTTTTTCGTTTTCAGTAGTTAATTTTCTGTCGATTGATGAAGTGTTATTTTTAAGAGTTTTGCTTAGCTTTTCATCACTGCTTTTAAGCAAAGATAAAGATTTGTTAAAATGCTTTTTAACTTGATAAGTTTCATCTTTTAAAATCCACTCATAAAAATTTAAAGAGCCATTTCTAACCTTTTTAATTTCTAAAAGTCTGAGTTCAATTAATTCTTTTTTAGCAATTCTTAGTCTATTTAAACTAATTCTTTGATTATTTTTAACTTTTATAAACTCTCTTAAATAGATCTCACTTACAATCGTTTTTTCACTAAGCTTTGCTAATTGAATATACAATGCTAAAGCATCAACACTAAGACCACCATAAGCTATAGTGTTTGATAATTTTAAATAGCCTTTTCTCTCTCTTAGGCTTTTACGTCCCAAAGCTACATCAAAGCTTGCTATAAAATTTGGTATCACCAACTCTCCTTTATGTTATAATTTAAATTAAAAAGGTTTTTTATGATTGAAATGTTTTTTAATTTTCTTGAAAACAAAGAGAATGTAATTCCATTATTATTTGGATTCGTTTGCGGAATTCTTGTAGGTTTTGCAATTTGTAATTTTATAAAATATTCTATTTTTAAAACAAAATGTGATGCTATAAATTTTCTAGAAACACCCATTACAATGCACTTGAGAAATGGTAAGCATTTTAAAACTTCTTGCCATTTTTTACAAGAGAATAAATGTTCTAAATTAAAATCATACTGCATATATCACCGACCTAAAAAAAGATTTTCCAAATTAAAAAATAAACTAAAAAACCTATTGAAAATCCCGCTATAAAAGCCATTTTTTAACCTTTAGTTCAATCGCCTTCATTCTCTATCCTTTCTTTTTCTCCTAAAAATTTAAGCAATTTATTCCTATTATTTTTACCCCAAATATTTGGAGGTATTTGATGTTTTTCCCAAAGTTCCCCAGCTATTTGAACTTTAATTCCTATTCTAGAGCTCAAAATACTTCCAACACCATCTTTACTATAATAAGAGAGTAGTATTTTTTTCAATTTTTTTCTATTCATATTCTTACAATTCCTAAAAATATTTTTAAAAATGTAGCATAACTACTATAAAATTAAGTTTAAAAAATATGTAAATATACTACATATATTTTTTTAAATAGTCGATGTATAATTACTACAATTAATAAGGTGGATAAAAAATGGAAAAAAATAAAACATTTTATAAGCTTGATAAAGAATATTTATCACAAATTTTAAAAGAAAAAAAAATAAGCAGAGCAAAATTTGCACAGATGCTTTCAGAAAATGGATATGAAATCACTTTAGATGGAATAACTTATTGGTATAGAGGTGAAAACAATCAACCTGAAGATTACAAAAATATTATAACTATGGCAAAAGTTTTAGAAGTACCAGTTAGTAAACTTGCTCCAGTAAATGATAGTATAAAATCTTTTTTACAAGATGATAATCAAATAAATTTCAGATATTTTCCAGATATTTATGCAAGTGCAGGACTTGGAACATCATCTCAAAGCGAAGAAGCAAAAATTGTTTCCGTTGATGAAAATTTTCTAAAAGAAATTTTAGATATACCCATAAAGAAGAGTTATGATATTATAAAAATTAATGGCGATAGCATGGAACCTATTTTATCTAATGGAGATTTTATTATTATAGATAGAAGTAAAAATTCACTTGAGACTATTTCAAATGCAGATATTGTTATTTTTAGAAAAAATGATGATTTATTTTGCAAAAAAATTAAAAAAGAACCTTTTGCAGATTATATTTTTTTAGTTTCTGAAAACAAAAAATACGAGGATAAAAAAGTAGATAATAGCGAATTCGAACAATGTGAGATCTTAGGTGCTGTAGTATCAAAAATGGCTGTTGAAACCTTTAAAAATTTTATAGAAGTGGTGGGATGAGAGTAAATATGAAAAAAGAAGAAAAAATAAAACGAAAAGAATATAATGTATTTTTTTATAAGCTAAGCGTAAAACCCAATTTATTTAATCAAGAAAATGAAATTTATAATAGTATGTTAGAGTTTTTAAAAATAAATTTAAGAGATAGACAACTTTGCGATATTAATGGATGCAAGGCATATGTAAATTTTATAAAAGAAAAAAATGGAATATATTTATTTTATTTCGAAAAATATAGACAAGAAGAATTACCGCAAATTGAAAATATAATTAATGGAAATATTAGAAATATATATCTAGAAGAAAATGAAGCTATTACAGAAAAAACTTGCTTTGCTTTATGTTTTAATGAAACAAAAGGTGCTTTTTATATAGCTTATGTAAAATTACAACATTCTTATGAACCATCGTCTTTACTTAAATATATTTCTCAAACTATAGGAATTAAAGAAGATGAGTTAAATTTATCAATTATCTTACATAAAGACACTTTAGAAAAATTATATAAATATGAAAAAATCAAAGGATATTCTTATACTATTGCTACACCAAATGAAACACTATTAAAAGAGTTCGGACTTTCAAAAGAAAGTCGTTTTATTTTGGCAAAAGAACAAGTTTCTAAAATTAAATTTGAAATTTCACTAGAAGAAACACAAAAATTTACAAAATCAAAAAAAGAGAAAATAAATAAACTTATTTCAAACAACACAGATTGTATTAAAAAACTTATTATGGAAGTTTGTTCAAAAAATGAAAAACCTGAAAAAATAGATTTATTTAAAGACATTTTTAAAGATAAAATTAAAGTAAATATTAATAAAAATAATGCTATAAATTTAGAAAGTATTGGAGAAAAACTTATAGAAACGTTACAAAAAAATAAAAATAATTTAGATAATATTTTAAAGAAATGATTGGAATATGATACACTTAATTAAAGAGATTTTAAAAGCTTTAGTTGATAAAATCGATGTTATCTTAGGAGCTTCCTTAACATTAGCCGGATTTTTAATTACCGCACTAACTATTATTATAACTATAATGCCAAATTATGCTGAAAATTCTTTAAAACAAGAATTCTTTAATGATTTTAAAATAGCAATAAGATTTTCTATAATATGTGCTTTATTTGCTTTTTTGTGTTTAGTTTTAAAAAGACAAGAAAGTGTTTCTTATATTTTAGCTTTTATAGATGGGGTTTTATTTTTAATTACACTTTGGACTACTTATAAATCAGTTAAGAGTTTATTTTTTATAGCTGAAAACAAATGAAAAAACTCATACTTTTACCATTGTTATCCACTCTAGCCTTTGCTGATTATAATCAATACAAACCAAGTGAAGATTTTGCCAAGTATTTTACTAAGCAAAACTGCTCACAAGTTTTAGATAAATTTTATTATATTAATTACTATGATTATAATTATAAAGGCACTAAAGCTGTAGCTTATAAACTAGAAGCAGATAATCTAAAAGGCGAACAAATCAAAAAACGCCCACGCTTTGAAGATGATACAAATATACCTAAAAAATACCGCACTACATGGAGTGATTATAAAAACAGCGGTTATGATAGAGGGCATACTATTTCTAATGCTTCAATGAGAAAAACAACTCAAGCTCAAAGAAGCACTTTTTTAATGAGCAATATTACTCCACAAAATCCACAAATCAATCAAAGGGTTTGGAACAAGATTGAAAAAAGAGAAAGACAAGTAGCTTTAAAACTTGGAAGTTTAGAAGTTTTAAATTTGGTTAATTATGATAGTAATCCACAAAGAATAAGAAATCAAATTGCTATTCCAAGCTCTTATATTAAAATCTTAAAAGGTGAGAATTTTAAAGAATGTTACCAAGTACCAAATCATGAAGTTGAAGATGAGAGTATAAAAAAATATAAGGTTAATTGTGATAAAATATAATCCTGTTGTATAAATAAAGGATTTTCTATGCTATCTCTAAATGCTATAAACTTATATGAAGAAATGTTAAAGTATGAATTTATATGGAGCAGTATTAAAAATTCTAGTTTAAAAAAGTTTAAAGATTTACAAGTAATACAACAAGATTTTACCTCTCAAGATGCAAAGGAAAAAATACAAGATTTTCTTTTAAATTTGGATAAAAAAGACTTTTCAATCTTAACAGAATACAACTATCAATTTCCAAAAAATTTAAAAAATACATATATAAAATCACTTTATTATAAAGGGAATTTAGATTTGCTCAGCGAGCCTAAAAAAATTGCTATAGTTGGGGCAAGAAATGCAACAGAAGATGGAATAAAAAGAGCTATAAAATTATCAAAAGAATTGTCAAGCAAAGGTTTTGTAATTGTTTCTGGATTAGCACATGGAATTGATACAGCAGCAATGAGATCTACTATTAAAAATAATGGAAGCCTTATCGGGGTAATAGGTACGCCTATTAATGAATATTATCCTATTGAAAACAAAGCGCTGCAAGATGAGATAGCAAATAAACATCTTTTAGTAAGTCATGTACCTTTTTATAAATACTCTATACAACCATTTTCAACTAAAAAATTTTACTTTCCCGAAAGAAATGCGGTTATGGCAGCAATATCAGATGCTACAGTTATTGTAGAAGCAAGTGAAACAAGCGGAACCTTAACACAAGCTAGAGCTTGTATTGAAATTGGAAGAAAGCTTTTTATATTAAATTCATGCTTTGAAAATGGCTTGAAATGGCCATATACTTACGAAAAAAAAGGTGCAATTAGGGTTAAAAAAATTGAAGATATTTTGGATAATTTATGAAGCCTATTAAAGTTGATTTGGACATACATAGCATTCCTTATCTGAATTCTGATGACGCTTGTTATTATTTTTTGGATTATAAGCCAAATTCTGGCTTTGAGGCTAATTCATTAGTATTTAACTTTAAAAAAGATTTATTGTTTAAAAATCATCCATCTTGGTATTATAGAAATGAAGCTATTAAAGAATTTGCAAAAATGATAAACAATGCGTTTTTAAATATAAATAAAAACATATTCAATATTATTCCAATGCCCACATCAAAGCCAAAAAATTCAATAGAATTTAACAATAGGCTAATGCAAACTATGGAGGAATTGTTAAAATTGGATAATAGTTATAAAATATTTGATTGTTTTGATGTTCAAAATAATCTAGTGCCAGCACACTATAATGGTTATAGAAATCCTAATGATTTAAAACAAGAAATATTATTCTATCCACCAAATTTTTTTGATAAGAATATAGTTTTAATTGATGATGTATTAACAACTGGAGGACATTTTAAAGCTTGTAAAAATATCTTATTGGAAAAACTAGATCCAAATATAAATATAGTTGGATTATTTTTAGCGAAAACTGAACATTATTATCAGTAGATATAAGTTATTTAAACTATAATCACTCAATACCCCATCAACCTTTTATATCCATCGCAAGCAAGTTGATAACCGCCATCACAAGCTAAACCATAATATTTTTTTGCTTGTTTAAAATTTATCCTTACACCTTTTCCATTCTCATAAAGTTCACCAACAGCCCAACAACTCGCGCTATCTTTATACTTATCGCATAAAAGTTTTAAATTTAAAAAAGCTCGTCTTATGGTATCTGGTTCTAATAAAAATGCAGTATTTTTTTTACAGGCGCAAGGCATGTCTATTGCATCAGATTGTAATTTATCATTATAGTACAAAGGACACGCATAAGCCCGATTAATTTCAAAATCACTCATCTCTTTTAGTAGTTTTAGCCCCTCTATAGTTTTTGTATCATTGGTTTCACTCAAAACAAAATCTATCAATTCTGACGCTTTTTTCCAACTATCTAAAGCTATCAAGCGATTAATTTCTTTATACTTTTTATCTTTGTCTATATCAAGAGTTAAACCAACATAAGTCATTATTGTAATCAAATTAAATATATTGCTCTCAATTTTAAAATTTCCATCTATAGCAAAATTATTATAAATATACAAACAAGCTTCTTTATTCTTTTTATCATAGCAATCACTAAAAGATTTTTTGTATAGTTTTTCTTCTGAATGACCTAAATTTTTATTTTCATACGCATTTGTATATTTATTTATATATATAGACATTTCGATTTCTTTTTCTTTGCATACATCAATCCCAAAGGCGTAAATATATATAAATAAAGCTAGTATTATTCTCAAATTTTAATCCTTCCAATTTTCTAAAAATATTTTTAAAGATTTTTTTTGATTTTTCATCTTCCTATTAAGAAATTATACCAAAAAAATATTTTTAAAAAATGTAGGAATACTACTATTATTTAAGCATAGTTTAAGTGTAGTAATACTACAATTATTTTAACAAAACAAAAAGGATAAAAAATGAGTTTTACAGATCTTTATTTTGATAGAGAAGAAAAAAGAATTTCTAACTACGCAAGAGAATTAGTTAAAGATGAATTAGAGAGCAGAGAAAACTTTGCGGATATTTTTAACTCTTTGCAAGAATTTAAAAATATTTTAGAAGTAAGCTTGGAAGATGATGAAGATATTGCAGCTTCTTTGCAAGCCTATGGAGATGAGTTTATTAACGATACCTATGATTTATTGGAAAAAGTAAGGAAATTTGAGAAGAAATACGAAAAGCTTTATTAAAAGTTTAACAAGTTCTTTTTATTAAAGAACTTTCTTAAGCTTTTGACCGCTTGGAAATTAAGCTTTGCTATCGTGTTGATGGTTTTGAATAGCGGAAGGGTTAGCGAGTTATCCATAAACTTGGCTCGTTATTATTGTTTATAGTGCTATTTTTCAAAGGTTTTCTTGCACTTTAAAAACGACAGAAAACTAAGGGTTTAAGAAAAAGAAAGTATAATTATAAAGTTTAAGTGGCTAACTTGTCTCGGTGTTGAGAAAGGAGGCTCTAAAATGTGGGATAAAATTTTAACAATTTTAATCTTAATCTTAGAGCTAATTAGAGAGCTTATAAAACTCTAATATTTTTTAACACAGATAAATTTTAACTAAATCCGCTTAGCATAAACTTAAACGATTATACAATGCCGAGACTTGCGGATTTACTCGGCTTTATCAAAAATAAAAATAAATTTGATAAAATAACATTGTTTAAGTGGCTAATTTCTCTTGGTGGGGAAGGAGCTGTTTTTGATGATAGAGAAGTTTTTAAAAATTGCTTTTTTATTGTTAGAAATAGTAAAAAAGTTGATTGAAATAATCAATCAACTAAACTAAAAAACCACTAAAATTATAGAATAGCCTTGCTTAGCCTATACTTAAACAATACTCACGCCAAGAGAGCAAGGCTCTTGGCTTTTCTTAAGCTCCTTTAATGCTTAAATGGGGCAACTTTAAAACTACTTATTTTACATTCATGAGAATTTGTCTTTTTTGTTTTTTAGTTTTTATTTTCCTTTTTAATAAAGAACTCAGTTGCTCCTTTTAAGCATTAATCTAAAAGGAGAAAAAATGAAAGCTTATCACACAAAAGAACAAGTCATCATTAAACTTAGCAAAGATGAATATAGAAAAGAAATGAAGCTAAATAAGTCTTTAAAAGATGAAAATAAATCTTTAAAAACTGAAATTTCTAATCTTGAAAATGAAAAAATAGAACTTTTAAAAGAGTTAAAAGACCAAATAGAAGCAAATATGAAAAATATAAAAGAAATTAGCTCTTTGCAAAATAAAATTTATGAGCTTCTTTATGCAAAAGAAAGGTCAAAACTATGTTCTTGATATTTAAAAAGAATGAAAAAATCAGAAACTTAGAAAAAGAAGTTCAAAGGCTAAAAGGTGTAATAGTATTAAAAGATACTACTATAAATGAAATTTCATTGAAGCTAGAAGAAGAAATTAAAATCAATGTAAAACTTAGTAATTTTCGCATAAAAATCCTTGATGCTTTAGGACTTATAGGCGTTTTTAAAAATGATGATAAAGCTATTAAAGAAGTAAAAAGATTAAAGGAGAAAGAATGTCAGTAACTACAATATCACAAGAAAAACAAGTCTTAAATATTTTATTAAACAAAGGAAAAATAGATAATTTTTATTGCATAGATACAAGAATTACTACAAGACTTGGAGCTTATATTTATAATCTTAGAAATAAAGGTTATGCAATAGAAACAGTTAGAAACAAAGAAACGAGAAATACTTTTTATATTTTAAAAAGCACTCCAAAAATAAAAAAGGCAGGATAAAATGAATTGTAAAATAATTGATTTAGAGCAGGGTAGTGTGGAATGGTTAAATTTTAGAAAAGGAAAAATAGGCGCATCGATGGTAGCATCTTGTGTAGGTATTAAAGGTGCTTTTAACTCTAAAGAAGAGGCAAGAGATATCATCTTAGGACTTAAAGAAGTCTATCAAAATGAAGCCATGAGAAGAGGCAATGAATATGAGCCTTTGATTAGAGCTAGGGTTGAATTTTTACATTCTGTGAGTATCACTCCTGTAGTTTTGCAAAGTCTAGAAAATGAAATGTTTATAGCAAGTTTAGATGGAATAGATGAAAATGGAATTATTTATGAGTTTAAATACTCGCAAGATGAGTATGATTTTATCAAAAGAAATAAAAAGCCAAGTGATAAATACTACGCTCAAGTGCAATTTCAACTCTATATCAGTGGTAAAGAAAAATGCATTTTTGTAGCCATGAATAAAGAAGAAGAGATTGTAGAGTGCGAAGTTTCAAAAGATGAAGCTTATCAAGAATGGTTGGTTAAAAATATAAAGCAATTTATATTAGATTATATCATAGATCAAAAAAGTGAATATAAAGAGCTTGAAGATACTAAAGCAAAAAATCTAACGATTGAAATTATAAGGCTTGAAAACACGATTAAACCTATTAAAGAAAAGCTAGAAAGTCTTAAAAAAGAACTCATAGCCTTAGCAAATGGAGAAAAAGCAAGATGTTTGGATATTACAATTTATCCGCAAAGTAGAACTACAATTGATTATAAGGGCTTTTTAGAGCAAAAAAATATTACTGTGCCTAAAGAGTTTTATAAAGAAAGTATTTCAATGTGTTTAAAAATCAAAAAAGGAGCATAAAAATAAAGCACTTTTTGATAAAATTATAAAAACAAAGGAAAGGTTAAAATGTTAAATTTAAAAAGTTTAGAAATCACTTGTAAACAATGTAAAACTAAAATCACTTTAGATATAGGTAAAACTGTCATTGTATGCCCACTTTGCAATAATGCTTTTTATAATTCTTATGATGAAGCTCCACTTTCTAAACTAGGAAATATATTGCAAAGCTTAAAAGAGCATAAAAAAGCAGAGTTTAGATTTATTACAGATGAAAAGGAATAAATATGAAAAGCTATAAAATTACCTGCAGAAACTGCGATACGCAAATCATTGCAAAAGTTGAGCAAAGCATTCTTTTTTGTCCTGCTTGTCATACAAACTTTTTTAATTCTTATGATGAAGCACCTTTTAAAACTTTACGTCAGAGCCTAAAATCTTTTGAAGATAAAAGCAGTGTTTTAAAATTTGAGTTTATCACAGATGAAAAGGAATAAAATGGAGAAAGAAAACATTGTTAAAAAAACCTGCAAGGAATTAGGGCTTACTTATAGGCAACTTGGGGAGTTGATAGAGTATAATAGACTTTTTCTAAAAAATTAGAAAAAGTTTTTTTTAAATCAATAAAGGAAAAATTATGGAAATATTTATCATTTGGCTTGTATTTGTAATATTAAGCTTGTTTTTCTGGGCTATAGGTAAAAGAAAAGGCATTACCAATGAAGATGAGTTGCCTTTTTTGGTTAAGATTTGTTACACTATTGCACAACTTCCATTCGGTTTAATTGCGATTATTTTTATTGTTTTTGGTTATATATTTGGATTTATTTTTAAAATTATATTTGAACTTTTGCTTTTTTGTTTTTCTAATAACAAGAAATAAGCATCATTAAGCAAATCAAAATTACAAAAGAAAGGAGTAATATGGCAGAAGAGAAAGAAAGTAAGGGGAGTTATAATTTACAGATTAAAATTCCAAATGAGCTAAAAGACAAACTAGAAAAAAAAGCTGAAAAAGCTGGAGTGTCTTTAAACCAGTATATAATGTATCTTTTTATTGATGATATTAAAAACGAACGGATTTAAAATCCGAGCGTTAATCTAATTTCAATGCTACATCATTATTATTTTTATGAAAAAATAATTAAATAGTATTGACAAATCATTCTTAATATAGTATTATTTCAATAATTAAACATTGAAAAAGGATTATATTATGAATGATTTAGTTTATTCTTTAAATGGCGGTTTAGTTACAGACCAAAATAAAATTTCTACAATATCTAAAGTAGATATAAATTCCATACAAAGACTTATAAGAAATTACAAGCAAGATTTAGAATGTTTTGGGGAACTAGGCTTTGAACTTCAAAAAATAGCAAAGACTAACAAAAAGATTTACTATCTGAACGAACAGCAAGCAACGCTACTTTTAACTTATATGAAAAATAGCGAAAGTGTTAGAAATGCTAAAAAAGTTTTAGTTTTTGCTTTTTATCAAATGAAAGAAAAGCTTAGAAGTCTAGAACAAGAACAAGAAAAAGCTAGATTTAAAAGCTTAAGCGATGAAAATCTAAGACTAAATTCTTTAAATCATCATCAAAAAATCGGCTACAAATCACAATTAGCACAACAAAAGGAACATTATGAAAACAAAATCAAAGCCCTTAAATACGACTTAGAAAAGAAAAAGGAGTTGAGTTTTAAAAGAAAACTTAGCAAGGAAGAATTACTAGAGCTTAGAAAAATACTAGCCCGTGATTATGGAATGATTTGCATAAAAGAATGGGAATTTGAATTTTTAGCTGAAAAAATAGCATTAGAAAGTACAAAAATGACAACTTGGGATGCTGTTGTTAAGAAGCTAAAACAAAGTCTTGATTATTGGCAAAATTATGATGAATACGAAGAAAAATGGAAAAAAATATTAAGGAGATGAAAAATGAGTAATGAAGTTGTATTAAAAGAAGAAAATAAATTAGAAATAAATTTTAATCCTTATGAGTTAGCCTTGGTAAAAGGTGATTTATCAAAACTTAGTGATGTAGAACGAGCGAGTTATGTTAAAAATCTTTGTGAAAGTTTAGGCTTAAACATGCTTACAAAGCCTTTTGAATACATAGTATTAAATGGCAAACTTACTTTATATGCAAATAAATCAGCAACAGATCAGCTAAGACAAATAAGAAAAGTAAGTATTACAAAAACAGAAGTGGCACAAGTTGGCGATATTTATATGGTTACAGCCTACGCAGCAACACCAGATGGAAGAACTGATTGCGATACAGGTGCTTTAAATATTAAAAATTTAGGTGGCGATAATTTAGCAAACGCAATAATGAAAGCTATCACAAAAGCAAAAAGGCGTGTAACCTTAAGTATTTGCGGACTTGGAATGCTTGATGAGAGTGAATTAGAAACAATAAAGGAAAAGCGATTTTTAAATCCAAATGAAGATTTAAAAGTTTGGGGTAGTGATGAAAAAGCTATAGAAAATAAAGCAAAAGAGATAAAAGCTTTAGGTGCTGAACTTAGAAAATTTATGAGTGATAATGGTTTAAACACCCAAGAGCAAAACAATTTTATAAAAAAACATTCTTTATTTACAAGTGAAAAAATACAAGAAGTTCTAAGTAATAAAGATGAATTTTTAACACAATTAAAAGGAGAATTATAATGTTACCAGCATTTAAGGCAAGTTTTGAAGTGGCAAATTATTCGCCAAGCGTAGAGTATTTAAGTGAAGGTGGGCTTTATAGCGGAGTTTTCCGCAAAGCCTTTTTATATGATAAATTGGCAAGCGATGGAAGCAATAATACTTTTATTTGTTTTGAATTTTTAACCAGAAAAGAGCAAAAACTAGCTATTTTTAATCTTTTTGTAGCTAAAAATAATGATTTTAGCTATATCAATAAAAATGGAGAAAAAGAAAATTATTTAGGATTTAGACAATTAAATGCTATTATGAAATTCTTTGGAATTGATGAACTTGATTTTAGCGAAAAGGGAAATGAGAATGTTTTTGGGGTGCAGACTGAAGTTATTTATCTAAATTCTTTAGTTAATAAACTTTTAGTTTTAGGTTTTGGAACAGAAGAATATTTAAGTAAAAATGGAGAACTTGCTAACAAAATCTTTCTTGATAGAATTTTTAATGAAAAAATGCAAAGCATGGATGAGTTTCAAAATAATAAAGAGCCTTTATCTATAAAATCTTTTAAAGCAAGGCATAAATCTTTAAATAACGACAATAATAAATCATTTATTCCAAAAGAAAATCAAAGCTATAATCCTTATGGAAATGAAGTAAAAAACAATAACAATGAAAAATATATCGAAATAGGAGATGATGATGAAAGTTTGCCGTTCTAATTATCTTGAAATTGTAAAAATCGTTCCATTTAGCGAGAGGAGAAGTTGCTTTTGTCATTTTTTAAGAAGCAATGGGATTGCAATTGAAAAAATAAATTATAAAAATCACATAAGTAAAAAAGAACTCAGAAAGGCTTACAAAATTTACAAAAGTAAGCCAAGTGGAAGAAATTTCTTTCATGAAAAAAAGCTTATTGTTAAAGCTTTTGAAGATGTTGAGAAATTTTTAATGTGTGAAAAATGAAAAAAATAATCTTTTTGTATTTATAGCACTAAATGCGAGTGCCGACATTTACTCAAATATAAGCGAATACGCATTAATATTAAAGTTGAGCGATACTTGCTCTTTTATAGATACTTCAAATACTATTTATAAAATCAAACTACTTAAAAAAATACCTTTAAAATTTAAAAGCGGAAATGCTGTTTTAATACTAATATTTATGATTTTATAAAGATGTGTAAAAAGGCTAAACAAGGATAATAATGAAAGAAAAAGAATTTAGCGTAGATTTAGTAAATAATCCACCGCATTATAAAGGTTTTGGATTTGAAAATTTAGACTTTTTGGAAGAAATTTTTAATATTATGCCTGAAAAAAGAATTGTTTTTCACATAGGCAATGCTTTAAAATACGCTATTCGTAGCAAGTTTAAAGGATATGAGATGCAAGACTTAGAAAAATGTGAGTTTTATGTAAAAAGATGCGAGAGATTTATTTCAATGGAAAGGCCTGTAGAATGTTATAAAAGTATTGTAATATATTTAAGTTTAATATCTCAAAAGGATTTTAAACTTTATATTTTAATAAACGATATTTGCAGTTTTGCTCTAAATCCTTCTCAAAGAAATTACAACGCTTTAATAAATAGTCTTAAAAAATATATTAGAGAAAGAAAGAATGCTAATGAAACCAAATTTATATAACGACCATTTTCAAAATTTTAAAAGATATAATATACCAAAAGCACAGCTTATAATAGCTGATATTCCTTATAATTTAGGCAACAATGCTTATGCTTCATCTCCTGAATGGTATATAAATGGGGATAATAAAAATGGAGAAAGCAAAAAAGCAAACAAGGCGTTTTTTGATACAGATAATGATTTTAGAGTTAGCGAATTTATGCACTTTTGTTCAAAAATGCTTATAAAAGAACCTAAAGAATGCGGTAAAAGTCCTTGCATGATTGTTTTTTGCTCTTTTGAGCAACAAGCAATGTTAATTGAAGTAGCTAAAAAATATGGCTTTAATCATTATATAAATTTGGTTTTTAGAAAACAAAGCTCATCTCAAGTTTTAAAAGCAAATATGAGAATAGTTGGAAATTGTGAATATGCTTTAATCTTATATCGTGAAAAACTTCCAAAATTTAATAATGATGGCAAGATGATTTATAACTGCATGGATTGGCAAAAAGATGAAGGTATTCCTAAAGTACATCCCACACAAAAGCCTGTTAAATTGTTAGAAAGATTAATCACTATTTTTACAGATGCAGGTGATGTTGTTATAGATCCATGCGCTGGAAGCGGAAGCACTCTTTTAGCAGCCTGTAATTTAAACCGCAAAGCTTATGGCTTTGAGATTAAAAAAGACTTTTTTAAAAGTGCTAATGAAATTATGTTTAAACATATAGAAAGAAGTCTATTTGCTTAAGTAAAGTTTTGGTAAAATTATCAAATTAAAGAAAGGAAAAATTATGAATGAAAAAGACTTTATTGAAATAAGTAAAAAATTTATGGATGAACATCCAACAAAATTTTTAAATCCAAATAAAGAAAAATATTACGAAAAATTTTACAAATATTGTGAAAATAATAATTTAGAGATGGATAAGAATACAGCATATATGTGGCTTTTGGATGAAGCTGAAAAAAATCATCCTGATATTATGATTACCAATCCAAATGCAAAAGAAAAAGATATAGAAAAGGATAAAAAGAAAATGGCAGAAGAGAAAGAACAAGCACAAAGAGTTATGTTAACTATGAGCGCTAAACTCAAAGAAACACTAGACAAAAAAGCTGAAGAGTTAGGTATTAACACAACTCAATATATTATTAATCTAATTATTAATGATATAAAGGAAAAATAAAACTAATTTTATTTTTCTCATTTTTGAGAAAATACATTTTATTACTTTTAAGTAAGTAATTGTTATCATTAAGTATTATTTAAGTAATAATATGTAATTATTTGCTTATCGATTAATTACATAAAGGTAAGCAAATGCAACTGCAATTAACATTCCCACACACAGAATTACAAGGTGCTTTTCCAGCTAATGTTAAATTTCTTTTTTATTTTTTAGAAATTGATACAAAATTCGCAGATTGGATTAATCGCAGGATCAGTCATTATAGTTTTATCGAAAATCAAGACTATATCATTAAAGAAGTTTTTACAGGACGCAGACCTCGCAAAGAATACTATGTTACATTAGATATGGCAAAAGAGCTTTGTATGGTTGAAAACAACGAAAAGGGAAGACAAGCGAGGCGTTATTTTATAGAATGTGAGAAACGCCTTAAAAACCTTGAACAAGAGAAAATGCAAAAACTAGCTCTTCATCAAAGCTTAGGTTATAAATCACAATTAGCACAACAAAAGGAACATTATGAAAACAAAATTAAAGCCTTACAATACGACTTAGAACACAAGAATGAACTAAGTTTTAAAAGAAAACTCAGTCAAAAAGAATTGCTAGAGCTTAGAAAAATCTTAGCAAAAGATTATGGAATTCTTTGCATAAAAGAATGGGAAATGAGTTTAGTTGCCGAAAAAATAGGTAAAAATTTAGTGTTTGAAACTGTTTTAAATAAGCTTGAAAAAGAGCTTAATTATTGGCAAAATTATGAAGAATACGAAGAAAAATGGAAAAAAATATTAAGGAGTGAGAATGAAACTAAAAGATTTTGATTTTAGGATTTGGAACAATAATTCTAAAACCTATGAAGCAGGAAGTATAATAGAGTCGTTAGGTTTTATAACTAGCGTATTTAATCAATTAACCTATGAAAAACCTACTATAGATTATGAAATTGAGCTATGGACTGGCTATTTTGATAAAAACGGAAAAAAGATTTATGAAGGGGATGTTATTAAATATGTTTATATATTTAAACATGAGCTTCTGGATAAAGGTATGCTTAAAAAATTACCTAAAAAAGTAAGCATAGGTTGTATAGGAATTGATAATTTTCTTGGTTTTAGAATATTGAAAAATAAAGAACTTCAATGCTTTATGAAAGATATTGCAAATATCGAAATCATAGGTAATATCCATGAAAACAAGGAGTTATTAAATGTTAGATTATAATTCTTGGCAAGAAGCACAAGCAAAAGTAGAACCACTTAGAAAACAAGTTATGGAGGCAATTTTAAAAGATAAAAGATTTAATGCCACAATAGAAGATAGAGATAATCTTTTAAAGGTTGAGATTAAAAATACCATTTTTGATTTAATTTTTGATTTAGGAAATTTTCATATTGAAGCTAGCTTCAATTTGTTTTCACTTGGTTTTCTTGAGCATAGTAGTAATGTTATTATTTTTCAAGGAGATTATGACTTATATAAAGGAAATGTAAAAAGAATTGTTGATGATTTATATTTTGAGTTATCAAGAGAAATACCAAATACAAGAAGGGCATTAAAAGATTTAATAAAAGATTGCAAAAGAGTTTTAAAGCTTAAAGTTAATGATAAATAATGAATATCATATAAAATTTAGAAAAAAAATTAAGGAGTTAAAATGGGGATTTTAAAAAGACTTGATGAAACTATCATTATCGAAGATGATAGACAAAGTGAAAAAGAATTAGTTGAGTATTGCATTTTAGAAGGTATTTCTTTAAATGATGCAAACTTGGAAAATCTAAATTTAAGTGGTTTGGATTTTGATAATGTGTTTATAAATGGTGCTAGTTTTAAAAACGCTAATTTAAATGATATTTCAAGCAAGAATACATCTTTTATAGATTGCGATTTTAGTGGAGCAAGTTTCTATTTTTGTAATTTTCTAAGAACAGAATTTGAAAATTGTATATTTGAAAATGTAGATCTTAGGGACTGTATAGGAGATATGAAAAATATCTTTAGTGTTGTCGTTGATACCTATGTTATGACTTTTACAAAAACCATGATGAATTTAGGGTGCGACACTAAAACAATAAAAGAATGGCGTAATTTAAGTGTTGATGATTTAGAAGATGAAGAACAGAAATGGCTTTGGGGTTATTACAAGGATACTATTTTTGAAATTATAGACAAAAGACTGGGAGTTGAAAATGATTAGATTAGATATCGGAGATTACTACACAAGAAAAGAAGTTGCAAATCTTTTAAAAGTAAAAGAGCCTATAGTTCACAAATACGCCAAACAAGGCAAATTTAGAGAGTTTAAACAACATAGAAATTGTTCGGGATTGTATCCTAAACAAGATATTGAAAATTTTATAAAAAAATATTTCGGACTTGTTGATTTAGATCAGCAATCTCATCGAGATAATCTCCCCACCACTGCATAAGGATAGCTTTTTCCTTCAAATTTAAAGCATGATTATATGCAGATTTAATCTTATTTTTTTCTACATGCGCTAAACACAATTCTATAATATCGCTACTCATTTGGTGTTTATTTCTATTTTCATGGGCTAGGGTGCTAAACATAGCACGAAAGCCATGCGGTGTAAAATCATCATTAGAGTAGCCCATTCTTCTAAACATGGATCTAATTGTGTTATCGCTTATAATTTCACTTTTACTTCTTAAACTATAAAATAAATAGCCCGTATTAATACTCATCTCTTTGTATTTTTTAAGCATATATACACATTGAGAATTTAAAGGTATAGTATGCGCTCTTTTCATCTTCATATCTTCTTGCGGTATATACCAAATACCATTTTCCAAATCAATATCTTCCCATTTTGCACTTCTTATACTAAAGCTTCTTTGTGCAGTTAATAAAGAAAACATTGCTGCAATTTTTACACTAATATATCCCTTGTAATCAATTATATTATCTACTAATGCTTTAATTTCTTTAGTTTCCAACAAGGTGGCATGATTTTTACTCGCTTTATTTATAAGCAATTCTTTTCTATTTAGATTTGCCATGGGGTTACTTTTAATATATTCTTTTATAACACCATGTCTAAAAATTTCATTTAAAAGAGTAAAGAACTTATCGGCACCTTCTCTTATATTTTCTTTTCTAAATTTTTCAAAACTTTTTAAAATATCCTTGATTTGCAATTTATCTAATATAATTTCTCCATAAATTCCAAAAGCAAATCTTTGTAAATAACTCATATAGCTTTTGTAGGTTTTTTCGCTTAATTCAAGTTTTTTAAGATCCATTTTTTCCAATGCTAATTCTTTAAATGTTATTTCATACTTTTCTCTTATACTGTCATTTTCAGCTAAATTTACTTTTAGATTATCTCTTTGTTTTCTAGCGTTAGCAAGATTGAGGGTAGGGTATTCTCCTAGAGTTATTCTTTTGTATCTTAAAGTTTTAGGACATTTATAATTAAATATAAAAGTTTTCTTACCGCTCGGATAAATACAAAGAAGTAGGTTGTCAAAATCAGCAATATAGTATTTTTTGTCTTTAGCTTTTAAGGCTTTTATTTTGGTATCATTTAGCAC